TGACGAAAAAGCAAATTAGAAATGTATTGCTTTGGGAAGGCGGGTATTATTGGAGTATTTCTTTCCTACTGCTTGCCACACTGGGAACAGCGATATATATTCCGATATACTCAGCCTTTAGAAAAATGGTTCCTTATGCAGCTTTTCACTATCCTGTATTTTCTCTGTTGGTTGTCGCAGCTATTGTTTTACTGGTCTGCTTGGCAACTCCCGTCATAACTTTCATGCAAAATGTTAAGCAAAGCGTTGTAGAGAGACTGCGGCAGAATTAAATATTTGCGATGAAAACCGGGAGATTATTCTCCCGGTTTTTCAAATCTCACAGGTTCGTGAGATTTCAGCCCATTATTCTGTCGAAACAGCGTGTGTCGGTGACATTTCTGTGAGGATTGCTTGTTAAGATAAACGCAAAAGGAACAAGCTGCCGCACGACGGCAAAAGAAAAAAAGCCGTCGTACAGCAGCCTATCAACACGCCCATTTGAAGCGGCGGCTTTGATTTTCAGAGCCGCCGTTTCTTTGCGTCTACACAAACCAATGACGACTTGCAGGGGCACGGTAGCCGATTGGAGGTTATTTTGCCGTGTCCATTTTATTATTTCATTGTTCGCGTGATCTGCACCAGCTAAAAAAAGCGTAGCTCCTCCATCGGAGCAGTCCGGCTTTGAAAGTGAAATTAAACATCATGTAACAAGATATTCATTTGCTTGCGTCCGCATAGTGTCATGCTGTGCGGGCGTTTTTATATGCCCCTGCTTCTGGTCACGGTGGCCAGAGGCTCCAAGGTGCCGCGGGCCGCCTGTTCTCCATTTCAATCCGCACTCACCAACCACCTTTTGAAATGGAGGACAATTATGACGACTATCAACCTGAAACGGTATTACCCCTATATGACCGAAAATGTGATACTGGAAGTTTCGGACGAGATCGCCGCCGCCCTCTCGATGGGAGGCCGTCTATGCGACAGCTACAAGCGGCAGAAGCGCAGAAATGGCGAGTGCTCGCTGGACACCGATCCCGGCTTTGAGGCCGACGTGCTCCGCCAGCCCCTGACCCCGGACGAGTACATTGAGGCGCGGGAAACCACCTTTGCCCTCTATGACGCGCTGGCCCAGCTCCCGCCCACGCAGGCCCGGCGTGTGTACCAGCACTATCTTCTCGGCATGAGCAAGGCCGAGATCGCGGCAGCCGAGGGCGTTGGCCGGAGCCGCATCTGCTGCTCCGTTGAGCGTGGGCTGGCCGCTATGAAAAATAATTTGAAAAAATCTCTGTAAGAGGGAGTACATTTGCCCCCGAAACCTCCTGATAGGTGAGAGGAGTTTTCTTCCTCGCCTTGAAAACTGAATAGACAGTATTCCCGATACGAAATCCGCGTGATAGCGACGTAAGGTGCGCCGCCACGACAGCCAGTTCAGGAGGTGATGGACAAGCTGGCCGAGCGATCAACGCAGCCTTTGACCCGGTGCTGGCAAACCGGGCGCGAGGACAGCGCGGAGGATAATGAAACTTGCTCACGCCCTCCCACAGACTTGAGGGGGAGTTCCTGCGGTATGCGCCAGCCCTCCACGGGCAGCGATGCTGTGGGGCTATGCAGCCGAAGCCATCGGCGGTCTGGAATACTCCCCGTGCCGGGGATGCGTGGCAAATACGGCACACAACAATCATACAGGGAGCCGTCAAACCGGGTCTTTCTGTCTTATGACAGCCCAAACCATTTCGGCGCGGCGGCTCCCTCTTTTGTGGATTGAAACGGAAAACAACTGTCCCGCTGCTTCTGGTCATCGTGGCCAGAGGTGGGGCAAGGTCAAAGGACGGCGCTTTTGTGCCGTCCTTTCACGTTTCCCCACGGACAACGGGAAACCATCAAATCTATTCACACCGCTGATTGTTATAGGAGGTTTTCAGATGACGGAGGCAAGAGTCGGCTACCACAAGGAAGTCAAAACCGCGTCTTTTCAGGGCAAATCCATCACCGTGGAAAACCTGACCCCGATGCTCTCTCCCCGAGCACGGGATAAGCGCAAGCGTGAAATTGAAAGCTGTCTGTATGAGGTCTTTGTGAAGTATGCGCCGGGACGGGCGCAGATGCACTAATGCGGGACATCCTTGAGATACGGGGCTGCCAGAGGTATAATATAGGTGTAAGGTTTGGTAGCTCCTACACGGAAAGGAGCACCAAATGATTATTCGTGAAGATGCCATTTATGGCAGACAGTCCGTTGACCGCAAGGACAGTATCAGCATTGAAAGCCAGATCGAGTTTTGCAAGTATGAATTGAGAGGAGGCAATTTCCGCAAGTACACAGACAAGGGTTATTCCGGCAAGAATACCGATAGACCCAAGTTCCAAGAAATGATGGCCGATATTCGCCGGGGCCTGATCAAGCGCGTGGTGGTCTACAAGCTGGATCGTATCAGCCGTTCCATTCTGGACTTCGCAACCATGATGGAAACTTTTCAGGAATACAATGTCGAGTTCGTTTCTTCCACGGAAAAGTTTGACACGTCCACCCCGATGGGGCGGGCCATGCTGAATATCTGCATCGTGTTCGCCCAGCTCGAACGTGAAACCATCCAGAAGCGCGTGACCGATGCCTACTATTCCCGCTGCCAGCACGGTTTTCACATGAGCGGCGCGGCCCCCTACGGCTTCCAACTGGAGCCGACCACCATTGAGGGCATCCGCACAAAAATGATGAAGCCTGACCCGGAAACGGCAGATATTGCAAAGCTGATGTTTGAAATGTACTCTCAGCCCGGAATTTCTTTCGGGGACATTGCCCGTTACTTTGCCGACGAGGGCATCCTGATCTACGGCAAGGAAATGAAACGGGGCTTTATCTCCCAACTTTTGAGAAACCCCATTTACGCACAGGCTGACCTCGATATGTACGAGTTCTTCAAAAGCCAGGGTACGGTGGTAGTCAATGAAGCCACAGATTTTGCCGGGACAAACGGCTGCTATCTCTATCAGGGCCGGGACGTGCAAGAAAGAAAAAACAAGCACCTGAAAGATCAGATACTTGTTCTGGCTCCCAGCGAGGGGCTGGTATCGTCTGATACATGGCTGCGCTGCCGGAAAAAGCTCATGGCAAACAAGACGTTCCAAGGCGGGCGCAAGGCAAAGAACACATGGCTTGCCGGAAAGGTCAAGTGTGGCCGCTGCGGGTACGCGCTTATGAGCGTCGGCAATCCAACAGGTGTTCAGTATCTCCGCTGCTCCAAGCGGGCTGACAGTAAAAGCTGTGACGGCTGCGGGACGCTCCGCACACGGGAATTTGAAAGGTTTCTGTACGGCGAGATGGTCAAGAAGCTGTCTGAGTTCCAGACGCTGACGGCAAAGCGAGAAACGGTCAATCCCAAATTGACCGCGCTGAACATGGAGCTTGCCCGCGTGGAGGACGAGATTGAAAAGCTGCTGAATACTTTGACCGGGGCTAATGCGGTGCTGCTGTCCTATGCCAACAGCAAAATCGAGGAGCTGGACACACGCCGCCAAGCCCTGACAAAAGAGATCGCGGCGCTGTCAGCGGAAACCATGTCCCCGGAACAGATTGAGCGGTTGTCGGTCTACCTGAACCAATGGGAAGAAATTGACTTCGAGGACAGGCGGCAGGTTGCCGACGGCCTGATCTCACAGATCCGCGCAACCGACGAACACGTTTCGATTGAGTGGAAAATTTGACTTTTACTTATCCATCGCACACGACAAAGGGCTGTGTGCCCTTGTCAAGCGATGTAACCCTCAAGAAAATACACAGGCCGCTGCAAGAGAATTTATTATTTCTCTTGATTCTTCCGCTTCAAAATCTTATCCTGCAAGAATGCGATCTGGATCAGCTCCTCCGGCGTTACATCAAGCGCGTCGGCAATGTTGAAGAACGCTTCCATGGAGAACGCGCGGACCATATTCGGCGCTTCAATCGCGCTCAGGTGGGAACGACTGATGCTTGCCTTTTCTGCCAACTGCTCCTGCGACATCCCGCGCATCTTCCGCAGGGAGGAGATCGCGATGCCCATCTGGATGAACCTGTCCCGATTCTTGAAACTGATTTCGTCTTTGCTCATAGTAACGCCGCCTTTCCATAAAAATTATAGAAGCTGCGGCATTTCAGTTCAGCTTTACCTATAAAGCGATTGACTTATTTATAGAGCGTTATATAATTATATTATGCAATTCGCTAAAATATACGGCATATATGCTTTATAATAGACATTCAGAACATGGGATGAAGTCAGGATGGGAGAGGAGCGGCTATGATCTGTGCGCTGATCGGAGACCGGACGATTGGGAATCTGGCGGAAGGCCATCTGGAAGACCGGCTTCGTGTGCTGATTGAGGAACGGCACGTCTCCGCGTTTGTCATGGGCTATTTCGGCCCGTTTGAACGGCTTGCGCTCCGCGTGATCCGGCGCTTGCAGCAGGACTATCCGCTGCTGGACTATACGGTGATCCTGTGCGGGCCGCGAAAAGAGACGCCGGCAGATCCGGAGCTTGACTATCTGCACACTCTGTACCCGCAGGGCTGCTGGCTCTGGCCCGGACGGATCGGGTTGACGCGGAAGCTGTGCTATCTTGCATCGGCGTCGGACATGATCGCCTATTATGATGATACAGAGCAGCGCAGGGCCGCCAGCTGGATTCGCCGCGCTGCCCGGAGAAAGCGGCCAAACAATACACCACTTGCGTAATCCGCAAGTTTACACCCGCCTGCCGCTGCGCTACAATCAATCTGTATTCAGGTCAGAGCAGATTAAGGGCGGAGCAATTTCAGGGCGGAGGTGAAAACTTGGGGACAGGTATGCCCCGGTTCCGCGCGCAGGCCAGTGAATACCAAAATACAAAAGGACCAGTAAGACCGTAATTGCCGCTTGGCAGTTACGGCCTTTTTGCGTCCAAAAACGATGGAAGGAGTGAAACCATGAATGCCAGAGAAAAGCCGGTTAATGCCAATCAGCTACTACAATCCCAAGCAGGAGATCCGTCTCAGCGCGTATGCGGACACGCTCATTCTTGAACCGGATGGACGGAAGCAGCGCCTTCGGGCGATCCGCTTCGGCGGGTATCCGGAGATGGTGCGCGCCATGGCGGACGCGATCTATGCCGGTGCAACGCTGGAGGCAGAAATCGCCGGTGAAGCAGCAACGCTTTCCTGCGAGCCCAAGAAGTATGAATGCCATCTGAGTCACGACGGAATTTATGCCGAGGCGACCATCCTCTCGCTGGATGATGAGGACACTGCGGCAAAAAAGGATGAAGAAGCACAGGCGGACGGACAGACGAATGTAGAGCTGCCACCGAGAAAGTGCGTTCTTTTTTGTCCGGCCGGAGACCGGCGGGCGCTGTTTGAAGCGTTAGACCGGAAAACGGCTGTGCCGCTCATCCCGGAGTTTCAGGACTACGTTCTGGACGAATTGCAGCGGCGCAGGTTTCTCAAGCCGCTGCGCGTCATCTCCATCCGGGAACGGCTGGAGGCGTGGCTGCTGCTGTGCAAAAAGGACGATGCCAACATCGTCAAGGTGCTGGAGGAGGGCTTGAAAACCGGCGCAATTCATATCCCCGGAACGGTTCAAGCCCCACACGGCTTTGACGACGTCCATTCCGTCACCAGCTATCTAAGCGCGTTCGGCGTGACCGTCGCAGAGCGTATCCGAGAGCAATTCCAACCGTTGTTTGACCCTGCCGCGGAGCAGCTTTCCCCGGAGGTTCTGCGCATCAACGACTATATCCGCGCACACGCAGGCTACAGCCTTTACCCGGCGCAGCTTGCTGTCGCGGAATCGGTCAAGCGCAAGCTCTCGGAGGGAAAATCCGCGTTCATTGTGGCTGAGTGCGGCAGCGGCAAGACGAAGATCGGCGCGACCGCGCTGGCGGCGTATCAGGCGCAGAAATGGAAAAAGACGTTCAACATCATTCTTTGTCCGTCGCACGTCGCAAAGAAGTGGGTGCGTGAAATTGCCGAAACACTGCCGGATACCGTGGGCGTCATTGTCCGCAGCATTGTGGAGCTGGACAGCCTGTACGCGCAGTACCGGCAGGGCGACAAAAGCATCTGCGCCGTTATCAGCAAGGAAAAAGCCAGAGACGGCTATATGCGACGCCCGGCTGTCCTGTTTGACGCGCGGAAAGGCGCGTTCCGCTGCCCCAGCTGCGGAGAAATCATAGAGCTGCCAAGCAGCGATGAAGAGGACGGCTGGACGACTGCAAAACCGGAGGCGTTCCGCATGGAGAACCGGCGCAATCATCAATGTATGAGTTGCGACGGTCCCTTGTGGACAGCGGTAAATCCAAGCGTACCTTCTCCGTGGGTCAAGATTCCGGAATACGGCTGGGTGCATCGGAAGCTGGCAGTCCATGCCATGCAGAAGACGAAGAACCCTGCCGCGCTGGATGCGTTGCTGTCGCTTCACGAGAACCCGGACGGGTATTTCCCGACGCGCGGCGCGTGCCGGCGGTATCCGCTCAGCTCGTACATCAAGAAGCGGTACCGCGGCAGGCTCGACGGTCTCATCGTGGATGAGCTGCACGAGTACAACAACGACAGCGGACAGGGCGATGCCATGGCAGAGCTGTTTGGCACGGCAAAAAAGGTCATCGGCATGACGGCCACGCTCATCAACGGCTACAGCTCCGGCATTTTTCATCTGCTCTACCGCACGTCGGCGCAGCTGATGCTGGCGGACGGAAAGCCGCATGAAAAGCCCGCGCTGTTCAATACAGAGTATGGCGTTGTGGAAACAACCTACACCGAAGCCGATGAAAACTATGCCGCAAAGCGCAGATCGCAGAAAAGCAGTGTTCGGACGCGCCAGCTTCCGGGCGTTTCGCCGCTGGTGTTTTCGCGGTTCCTGCTGGAAAAAACGGCGTTTTTGTCGCTGTCTGACATGGGCAAGGCGCTTCCCAGCTATGAAGAAATTCCCATTGCCTGTGAAATGGCCGAGGCGGTAGAGACGGAGTACAAGCGGATCGAGCATAAGCTCGTACAGGTTTTACGTTCAGACCGCCGCGCGGCGAAAAAGATCCTTTCCGCATATCTGAACCTGCTGACCGTCTATGCGGATCAGCCGTATGACCAGAAGCCCATTCTCTACCCCGACAGCGATGTCCCCATCGTCGAACCTGAGAACATCGGGGGCACGGACACGCTCGGAGACAAAGAGCAGAAAACACTGGAAATTGTGAAAGCTGCCATCCAGAACGGCGAACGTGCGCTCATCTACACAAGCTGGGTGCGCACGGATTCCCAGCAGAAGCTCAAAAAGCTCCTGACGGATGAAGGCTACCGCACGGAGATCCTGACCGACAAGATCAAGACCACCGACCGGGAGGACTGGGTGCAGAAAAAGCTCGCCGCTGGGATGCAGGTACTGATCGTGAACCCGTCGCTTATAGAGACCGGCTTGGATCTCAACGCCTTTACAACGCTGGTGTTTTACAGCATGGGCTACAAGCTCTTTACGCTGCGGCAGGCGTCGCGCCGAAGCTGGCGCATCAACCAGAAAGCGCCCGCGGTCAAGGTCTATATGCTCTACTACGAGGACACCATGCAGCAGAAGTGTCTGAAGCTCATGGCCTCGAAGCTGGCGGTCGCCGGACTCATTGAAGGAAACTTCTCCGAGGAAGGACTCGCTGCAATGAGCGATGTGCAGGACATGACCTCGCAGATGGCGAAGGAGCTGATGCTCGGTATCCGCGACAATGTGGAGGATATTGCGGCAGCGTTTAAAAAGATGGCGTTCGAGAATCCGGACAGAGAGGTATCGGAAGTACCCGCCGAAGAAACGTCTTTGCCGCCGGAAACCGTGCCCGCTGTGATCGAGCAGCCGAAGCGTGTGTTTACAGCGGAGCAGGAAGAAAAGCTGCAAGCCGCCATGGTGCAGCTGGAGCAGCAGAAAGCCAAACGGACAAAGAAAACACAGCAGGTGGCGAACCAGCTGAGTCTATTTGATTTCGTTGCGTAAAAAAGGAGGATGCTATGAAATTTACCGTCAACCGAACAGAACTGCTTGCCGCAGCGCAGAACGCCGAACGCATTGCGCCAAAAGTGTCCACGATTGAAATTCTGCAATGCGCGTATTTGCAGGCCGAACAGGACACGCTCACCGTCGCGTCCGGGAATCTGGAAATTGCATTGGAGCAGCAGCTTCCCGCGCAGATTGAAAGCGAAGGAAACGCTGTCGTCAAAGCCCCGCTTCTTTCCGGAATGCTGCGCCTGCTGGATGGCGAGCGCGTGACGTTTCAGATGAAAAACGGGAAGCTCGTTGTATCATCCGGAAACGCGGAATATGCCATTCCCGTCATGGACGCGGAACAGTACCCGCGCATGGAAATCCCGTGCCCGGCAGCGACAGTCCCCGTAAGCGGCATTCCGTCGCTTACCAAACGAACGGCGTTTGCCGTTTCCGAGGATACGACAAGGCCCATGCTCAAATGCGTGAACCTGATCTTCGGCGCGGACGGTCTGCAGGCGGTCAGCACGGACAGCTTCCGCATTGCGTCCGCCAAGGGCGACCGTGAGAGCCGCGGGAACATCAGCTTCCTCATTCCGGCCGCTTCGCTGGAAAAGCTGGCGGCGCTGGTGGACAACCGCGAGAAATTGCAGGTCGGTACGACCGGGAAAGCCATTGTCTTTCGGAAGGAGAATTTCCTGTTCGCCGCGCGAATTATGGAAGGGCCATATCTTGCCGTGTCGCAGGTGCTGTCCAATCTGAAGCAGCAGTTTACCGTCCTGACCGACGCCGCCCTGCTCCGTGATACCATTTTGCAAGCCCTGAGCGTCACCGGCACGCAGAACCGGTTTTCCCTGTCCTTTGCAGGAAGCCGGCTGACTGTGCGCTGTGAAAGCGAATATGGCATTTCGGAGACGGCGATGGATGTAGTCGCGCTGAGCGGCGAGCCCACGGGTGTGTACTGGTACAATCCGGCGCAGCTTCTGGAATGCCTGAAAGCGCTGAACGGAACGCTCATGCTGGAGGTCGTGCAGCACAGTGCGCTGCTTCTCAAAACAGACGAGCTTGTCTGCTTCCAGATGGCGGTGCGTGAACCGAAGACAATCGAATCGAAACCCCAAAAGACAAAAAAGCCGCGCAAGGAGGCGGCATAAAAAAGGAGGACACGCCTATTTGAAGAAACCGACCATCTGCCGCTACTGCGGCGGGATCATCCGGCTCGTTCCGGCTGCTGATGTCTATGGCAGCTCGACGGAACGGCTTGGAATGCAGAACGAATATCTGTATCAGTGCCAGAACTGCAATGCCCGCGTCGGTTGCCACAAG